ACCGCCCTGTGTGGCAAAGATAGAGTTCCAGTTGTAGCTTGCTGTTGTCACACCGTTGAACTGCATAGTGGCCGGATCATATCCGGCGGCTGTAGTGCCATCACTTTTTGCAGAGATCACCAGTTCTAGATCACGATACAGTCCGGGAATGCTGCTGAAGGTAACAGAAGCAGCAGAACTACCCAGCACCTGTGCAGAGATTAGTCTGCGCCCACCGCCAAGAGGCACCCAAGTGCCTGGAGACCCGCCTGCTGTGTTGTACCAAGCGTTTCCAGCAACATCAAATGTGATATCACCGGTGTTGTAGGCACCGGCGTTGGGAGGACCAACTAGCGGATTAACATACTTGAATACAAAACCATTGGCAGAACCACCGGTACCCGCAGCACCAACAGTGCCGACAAAGATATTTCCAGAACCACCAATAGCTCCAGAAAGGTTGGCGCCGTTGAACGTCTTGTTGGTTAGCGTCTGTATATCCAGGGTTCCTACAACGGAAGATCCGCCCTGAAGGCCGTGCACGGCCTGTGAGGCATCGATATGTGAGCGAGCCTCACGAAAGTCCCTGCCGATATCACCGTGTGTGACTGTAGCGCCGACCTGGTGCGTGAATCCCACCGTGCTGTCAATAGCACGAACAACAGTCCAGGTGGTTCCTGTGATGTTGGTAACATCTACTGGTTCCTGAAGAGAAGTGCCGATCTCCAGAATAGCCGTAAAAGGTGTAGCAGGCCAACCAGACGAAGACGCCACAGACATCACTGTTGCAGTGGCATTGATCAAACCAGTCAGCGTGGTCTGCGGAACATTAGTAGCATACTGCTGGCCAGTAGGCATAGAAGATCCTAAAAGTCGTAGTGCGAAGGGCGCGGATAGCGGTCACGAAGTTTTCTAGCTTCCTGTTCAAGACGTTCACGATACAGCTCACGGAACCACTGGGACACCCGGCTCGCAGAGCCTGGCTGGACGTACTGAGCGCGCTCAGAAGCCTCTACAGCGTTAAGAGCTAGTCGTGGTCCTTCAAGCTGCGGAGCAAGCTTCATGCAAGCCGCATAGACAATAACGTCTTGCACAGTGGCAGGCAGACCTGTGACAGTAGCAAAGTCATCAGTGAAGTTGACAAGCTCTGTGGGCTCCTTCTGGTAGGTAACAAGAATCTGCCTACCAGGAACCACATCGTCAGCAATGAACAGAGACTTTCCTGTAGAGCCTAGCTGGCCTGTTGCTGTGTCAGCCTGTCCGTTAAAGCGCCACGAGCGGCAGAACGGCCACACATGTGAGGGACCAATAAGCTGATTCTGTACGTGGATGATCTCTTCGGCATCCGCGGGTAGCGAGTACTCGTAAACTACGGAAATCTTGGGGAAGGAGAAAGTACCCACAGCCCACAGGTCTGGATATACAGAGCGAATCGCATCGTTGATAGCTTCCTTCACTCGGACAGCCGGCCACTGCGGGTTATTTTCCACACTAGCATTGATGGCGTGGGAAGTGGCTGTGGTGCCATCCCATCCGCGAGCGAACGGGTCAATGGTCAGTGTGTTAACCTGCTGGTTGACATTCTTAACCAGCATTAGTTCTAGACCATCTACTTCAATCAAACCACGAGAAACCTGTGTGGCATCTGCCACGGTAAGTGTGGTATCCGTAGACAGCGCGTTAGCGGTAAGATAAGTCCACTGCTGCTGGTTCTGAGAGAACCCAGCAAGCTCCCTACGAACACGAATAACGAGGTCTGAAAGAGTTGGCACGTTAGCGTCCTAGTCCAATTGCGGAAATAGTCCCACCGACAGGAAGAGTGGTAACATCCGCGCGAAGGAATCGAATAGAGTTTCCGGCGTTAGGTCCGCTGATAACCGCGCTGCCAGCGGCAGTGAAAGTAAGCACACCCGCAGCAAGCGAGCTAGCGGTTCCCGTCTTGCCTGTTTGAACAGAGTTGATCAGTGGAGTAAAAGTGGAGCCATCCAAAGATCCTAGGACGGTAACTGCACCAGCAGTAACACCTGTGCTGGCAACAACTTGGATAGACCAAGAGGCAATGCCGGTATCAAGGTCAAGAATCGCCCCAGTATTGGTTCCTGCTGCGTTCATGAAGAAAGTAAAAGGTGCGGGTGAGGCCATCGTGGCTCTCCCTTAAAGGTATTTTGGTTGGGTGGCATTAGGTTAGGCGGGTAGCTGTAATGGTTGCCTTGTAGACAGACGACGCAGATGCGTTGGCAATTGCATCCACTACCAGGTTAACCGCCCCGCCAGGATTCACATAGAAAGTGAAAGTTTGTGACATAGTGTTGGCAACGTTGGCAACAGGGATCGTTGCATACGCAACGCCATTGATCTTAAGGCGAAAGTTATCAAGTGCAGTAGACTCGGCAGTTGCACCGAAACCCACTACGACATCCACCTTGTAGTAAAAATCGAACACACCAAGAGCAACAATAGCCTGTGCTGCCGTAGGAGCTGTTTGTGTGCCATATGCTGTAAGACTCTGGTAGCGGTTGACAACCTGAGAAGAGTCAACGGCTCCGACTACCGCCACTCTTTGGCTGGGGCTTGTCCCACCACCAGTGTTCTGAAAAGGTGTTTGTGAGGTTGTCACAACCACGTTGATTGTTGGTGCTGTGCCGCCAGATACTGCTGTACAACGTGCACGGATACTTGTGAACTGAATCAGCCCAGTGGTGAACTGTGTTTCACCCGCTGTGTTTGAGCAGGTTGCAATAGTTGTCCAGTTGGCTCCGCCATCCACGGAGCCCTCAAGTAGAATAGTAAATGATGCTGGTGAACCAGTTACTTCAGTAGTAACTTCGGCGTAGTTCATTCCTACACCAGTGTTCCAAGAAGAGGTGTTAAGAACACCTGTAACCAGAGAAACGAAACCGCCTGTAGTAAAGGTTTCGTTAGACTGTACGGAAGTCGTAGTGCTGCTAGGCACGAGCTGTCTCCCTGATCACTTGCATGTCGTTGGACTTGTCGATCTCAGACGTAACCGCCCTGATCGTTTCATTGGATACGGCGTCGTATCCTCCTCTGCCGTCCGGCGCAACTTGAAAGTCACGCCCATAGGCCATTCCGTTTTCGGTAGACATCCGCTCTGCGAACTTGAGCTTAGCCATTCCGGTACCATCAGGCTGAATACCCTGTGATCGTAGCTCACGATAGAGGGTTAGCTCCCGTTCATGTAGTTTGTCTTTAGTTTTGTCTGCGCCATAGGCGCTACGGGCGAAGCCCACCATCTGGCGCTTAGAGCGCATGCACTCCCCGTAAGACCCATGATCCTGGGTGGGGCAACCAGCAGAACAGGCCATCTTAGTCAAACGCTCCATGAGTCATTGATGGAGCCCAGCCGTTAGGCGAAGTCTCATCAGTTCCTGGATCAGCCCACTCGCACCCGATAGCATAAACAGTATTGTCTAGAATCTTACGCTCATCAAGATTCAACACAATATTGCTGCCACCAGCAAAGCCGTCGTGGTTGCACATATAGTTGGCCTGATGAACAACATCTGTGTTGTCGTGGCCAGGATCAGCCCCGCGAGTAGTCCCCATGGCACGAGACTTCTGAGCCGGGTTGTATAGGAAGTGGGACTCTGTAAAAGTCCCGCCACTCTTCTGAAGAGTAAGGTGGGAAACGCCTGAAGCGTTGGTGTGGTCTGGCGTCTGATCGGGATTAATGCCGAATCGTGCGGTTCCTGGTGTACCAGTCATTTTAGAATACTCCCTGTCCCATAGGACCAGGACCCTGATACGGGATTGACTGACTTCCTGGTCGCGGAGCTGGATTACGTGGTTCCTTGGAACCTGTGGTCTTAGGCTTAACGGCTCCCTTGGTGGGTGGCCGTACAGACGGCTTAGCCGTCTTCTTGGCTGATACCTTAGGCACAGCCTTCTTAACACGTGTGATCTGCTTGGCAGTCTTGACTGGCTTAGGCTTGGCCATTACTTGCCCTTAGAAGCGTCCTTGCGGCCCTGTGCGGACAGCTTAGCCATCTTTGCAGCACCATACTTTTTACGGCCCGCAGCGGCTGCAATAGCCGCCCCCTTCTTACCACCACCAGCAGCCTTGGCAACCGCAGCAAAACGGCCACCCTGACCTAGTGGTGCACTCTTGTTAGGCTTTGCCATCATGTTACCGCCTGAAAATCTCCCCCGACACCGGAGGCTAGAAGATTTGTTCGATCTGTGGAAGTGATCGGCTGGTTGTTAACGAACACTTGAGTGGCAGCAGCTATATCGTCAGTAGACAGATAGCGCTTAGCGCTGAACACACCAGAGTTGTTTAGCACAGTAAAGTATCGGAATAGCTTGTATCGAAGTAGCAGGCTACTAACACTTACCGGACCCTCTTCAATGAACGGAGGGTTATAAAGCTGTGGAAGGCGGTCGCTTACAGAAGTAGAAGCCTCCATAAGAGAACGAGACACATCAAACTCAATAAGTGTAACAGTCGTGCGATAGCCGACTGGTGTGGACGGCTTAGACCACACAGCCATAGTTAGACCATCGCCAGCATTGAGAGAGGTCTGCTGCACAAGAGTGGCGCCTGCATCGCTATTAGTCCATGGACCCAATGAGTTGTTAGACACCGAACAGACAAGGTTTAGGCTGGCAGCCTTCTTCATCGGTGAAGTAGACATACTCAACACTAGGTCTTGTACGCTTCCGTAGGAGTTGTGTTCCAGAATCGCAGTGGAGTTGGCTCCGTCGAAGACAACAGCAACAGCCAGAGCATTCGTTGTGGAGACATCCTTGTCTCCGATACCAAGGCTCGGTGCTGCCACGAAGGTGAAGATTGCGGAGCTTCCGGAGTCGGAAGCATTCCAGGTGTGATACCACGCTGTGAGAGTGGAACTATCGGGTGCTCGAAGGCCTTCGAGCTTGAACCAAGGGTTTGGTGCTGCTGTAAATTCACTTGCCCACCCTGGCTGATGAGTGATGATCTCGTTGTCTACAAACAGATAGACCACCACCAAGTCCCCCACAGCAGGACTACCACCGAAAGCCACGGCGATAGAATTTGTAGCGGGTGAAGAACTGGATGCGGAGAACTTGATGGTGGACATAGCAGCCTTACGTAGTGTGGATGCTCGAAGTTGTACGAACCTGGTACAGAGCGGCCTGACGGTAGATGCTCCAACCAGCAACACCGTACCAGCCGATTGGGCGGGCACGCATCAGCTTGTCAACGACAGGGCCGATAACAACGTGGAACTCTTCAGAACAGGCCTCAGCAAGCGCCTGCTGCCCTGCAAAGAGGGTGGTGAAGACACGAGTAGAGCTGGATCCGGTAGTGTCGTTGAAGGCGCGTGGAGTCTCGACGAAGTAAGCACCTTCGTAGCTTCCGATTTCACCAGCCCAAACAGAGCCCGGCGCAGAGTACACGTGCGGCGCACGCCAACCCGCGATAGTCCCAGACTCAGAGCGGAGGTCATAGGAAACCTCGGGGTGAATTGCAGCCCAGTAAAGGCTTCCCTTGCGAGGAAGGGCCTTGCCCGTACGAAGCTTAGTTACAGCAGCACGAACGTCACGAGACTGGATAACGTCAGTAGCAGTGATGGAGCCGTTAGCACCACCAGAGAGGACCATAGATCCACCCTGTTCACGGATGATGTTGGTCCCACCAACGAGAACATTAAGAACCACAGCATCAATAGAGTCCACCATGTTGAATGCAACAATGTTGGCAATAGCCGGGTCAATGTCAGAGAAGCTGAATAGGTTCAGCAAACGAGTACGCAGAACAGCGTTGCCGTACTCAGCCAGAGTCACAGTCACAGTGGACGGATTACCAATCGCCACGGCGTCTGGGTCAACAGTCTCGGTCAGAGTGCTGGTAGCAGTACTCAGATCGTTGTAGATGCTGAAGACAACAGACGAACCAGGCTTGTCCTGCTGAGCAGGACGCTTGTCAGCAACCTCGCGGAAGAGAGGCTGAGCACGTAGCTGGAATTCGACCAGTCGGTCATATGCAGTCTGGACAAGAGCAGCAAC